CTCGCGCATCGGCAGGGCAGAAGATCATCTCCTTCCTGTTTGGTCATGACGAGACGCGCGCTCTGGCAACGACCGCGAGCGGCCGCCTTCAGTTGACCGAGGACGAGACTGGTCTGCGCGTTGAGGCGAAACTAGATCCAGCCGATCCAGACGCTGCCAAGGTGATCTCGATGCTGACGCATGAGAGCGCAGCCGCCGGTATGTCGTTCGGCTTCCAGAAGGTTCAGGATGCTTGGGATGGCAATCAGCGCACGATCAAGGAAGCCAACCTGTTCGAGGTGAGCATCCTTGCCGCTGGTGGTCAGACCCCTGCCTACCCTGCAACCCTTGGTCTCACGGCAATCCGCCAAGTCACTGCGCCAAAGATCGGCGTAGAGGCTGAAGCGTTGATGGCCACACTTGAGTCAGTCAAGGCTGGACGAGAACTGTCCACCGAGGAAGTGGCTGTCATTGATGCTGTTCGCTCCAAGCTCGCGCCAAAGCAGGAGAAGGTCGTTGACCCATCCGTCGCTATGGCAATGCTTGCCCTGGAAGCGGCAGAAGGTGACGCACTCTAGGTCTCGTGCCTACGCCCCACCGCCCTGAGTAGGCGAGTCCGCGTTAGAGCAACCCACCGAGGAGAGCACAAACAGTATTCCGCCTATGCGCGGAGAAAGGAAGTGGACACTATGTCCGACTTCGCAAATCTCGCTGACAAGCGAGCGAACCTCCTGACGGAGGCACGCGGCATTGCCGTTGAGGCCGCCGATAAGGGAATCGCCCTAGAGGGCGAAGACAAGGCGCGCTTCGAGAAGCTCGTCGCAGAGGCCGGCTCGCTGGCTGAGGCGATGAAGTCCGAGAAGAACGCTACCGAAGCACGCAAGGCTGCTGACGAGGCTCGCGCCGAGTTCGCCGCTGTTGTTGCTCCTACGGCTCCTAAGGCTAAGACGGACTCGGAGCGCCTGCGCGCCATCGGTCTTGCTGGCGGCACGGACTCGTTCGAGTACCGCGATGTGACCAAGAGCAGCAACCTGGGCGATCCAGTTGCCGTGTTCCCACGCGTCAATGTTGTGGCTGGTCAGATCAACCCATTCATCAACCCAGATGTTGTTGATGTGATCCGTGTTGCCACCGGCAACGCGATCAAGTTCCCACGAGCTACGGCTCTCGGAACCGCAACGGCACCAGGCGAAGGTGGAACGATTGTTGAAAGTGACCCAACCATGGGTACGCTCCAGCTCCAGCCGTCAGGCTACAAAATCCTCGTACAGGTAAGTGAGGAGTTGGTAGAAGATGCGGCCTTCGACATCGCTGCGTTCATTGCGGACGCTGCTGGTCAGGAAGTTGCTATTGCCCACGGCGCAGCCGCTGGTACCGCAGTCGTGACGGCTGCAGGTTCAGGCGTAACTGGTGCGACCTTCGTACCAACCTACGCTGAGCTTGTTGCTCTTCAGTACTCGGTCAAGCAGCAGTACCGTTCAGCCGCGAAGAGTGGTTGGTTGATGTCCGATGCGACCCTTGGAACCATCCTTGGGATCACATCGTCCAGCGTTCCTCTCTTCCAGCCAGGTGGCCAGGGTGGCGTTGATCGCCTTCTTGGGAAGCCTGTCTACACCGCTTCAGGGATTGCTGACATTGCTGACAATGCCAAGCCAATCCTGTTTGGTGATCTTGGGCAGATCAAGACCGCTCTCGTCGGTGGCATCCGCGTGGATGTAAGCCGCGAGTACGCGTGGAACCTTGGTCTCATCTCGTACAAGGTTGAGGTTCGCGGCGCGACCGGCCTTGCACAGGCTGATGCCGTTAAGTACTACGCCTGCAACTGATCCGTCAGTAGCTAGGTTTAGTTAGTGGTGAAGGGGAGTCGCTTCGGCGGCTCCCCTGATCCGCAAGATTGGAGAACAAATGCTCGTTCGACTTTGCAAGCGACGCGGTGAATATCCGTCCGGCTCAATCGTTGACCTGCCACAGGCAGAGGCGGAGAGCCTGATCGGATTCGGACTGGCGGAGCGTGTTGCAGATGTCGACGCAGAGGCACCAACGCGGCTCGTAGAGCGCGCGAAAGTATCAAAGGGTATGAGGACAGCCACCATCACACAAACAGAGCCCAGCGTGGCTACTGAAGGGGAATAATGGCAACCATTATCGCGTCACAGAAGACCGTCGGAACTGAGCCAGTGCTGATTGCGACTGGGCTTGTCGGTGCGTCCTATGTCTACCTGCACTCTCCGACCGGTGGCAATGTGGTCTATCTCGGCAACAGCGATGTGACCACCGCTAACGGCTTCGCCCTGCCGAAGAATGAGATGCACGAGATCTGGCTGCCAGAGGCTGACAAGCTCTACGCAGTGGTAGCATCAAGCACAGAAACGCTGTATGTCATGCACACAGGAGGCCGCTAAATGTCCTACGCAACGCTCTCTGAGTTCAAGGCTGCTGTCGGCATTACCGACACGACGGATGACAGTGCGCTTCAGTCGGTGCTTGACGCGACCGACACGCTCATCGATCTCTACTGCGACCGTAAGACTGGCTTCGGCACCGCGACCGAGACGCGCTACTACACGGCTGAGGACTGGGAGTATGTGCTGACCGATGATCTCGTCAGCGTCACGACGCTTCAGACAGACGATGACGCGAACGGCACCTACGAGACCACCTGGACTTCTGGCACTGACTATGTGCTGGCTCCGCGCAATGCTGCGCTGGATGGCTTCCCATACACCGAGATCGATACGAGCGTCACTTGGCCGCGCAACTTCCCTAAGGATGTCTATCTCGGCGTGAAGGTGGTCGGCGTATTCGGCTTCCCATCGGTACCGGCTGCGGTCAAGCAGGCGGAGATCATTCAGGCTGGCGCTGTCTGGAACAGCCGCACCGCGCCATTCGGCGTGATCGGATCGGCTGACCTTGGCGGCATCCTCCGCATGAGCCGCGCCCTGCACCCAGAGGCGGCGCTGATCCTTGAGCCGTACCGCAAGCGCAACGGCTTGGCGCGATGACCGACCTGACCATCCTTGATGCCATTGCTGCACGCCTAGAGGCGGTCACTCCGCCTACCGGCTACGCACTCCGCAACGCGTGGGCAACACCGCCAGAGTCGCTGCCGGTTGTGCCAGCCGTCGTGCTCTTCCCTGGCGATGACTCAATCAGCATTGGCAATGGCAACCGCACCACGGTGCTGACTGTTGCGATCCGCCTGTACCTGCTCCCTATCCCACGGATGGAGGACAAGTACCGCGACCTGTACACCTGGCGCGCTTGGCTTCGCAAAGCCTTTGATGGCGCGGTCACCATTAGTGGAAACGCCGTTCAAGTAGCAGTCACTGCTACTACACTCGGCACAGATACATACGCCGATCAGGAATACCTGACCGTAGAAGCAACTGCGGAAGTCACGGTCTATGACACCGTGGCGTTCACCGCGTAGAGCAAGGAGATCGAGAGATGGCAACTTACGGCGCAAAGGCTCTGACGCGAATCGCTACTGCGTCGCAGTCCGCTTTCGGAACCGCAGCCGCCATGGGTACGGCGACTGGCGAGATCCTGTTCAACGAGACGATTGGCAGCCTAGATTTGGGCATTTCTGTCGATCTCGGCGAGACCACCTCAGTTGGCAAGCGCACCGCCATTCAGGCTGGGCGACCAACGATCACCGGCAAGGCTCCAGTCCTCACCATCGCAGAGGGTCCTGCTTCAATGCGAACCCTGCCGCTCGTCCTTGACGCAATCGGCGCGAGCACCTCAGGCACGGCTTCGCCGTACACCTGGACTTGGTCACCAACGCAGGGCGATGTCGACACGCTCGTGTTCTACTCGTTCCTTGTGACCGACGGCGTACAGAAGTATCTCGTGCGCGACGCAGCTCCGACCGAGATCACCTTCTCGGCAGATGCCACAGGCTTGCTCCAGATGGGCGCAACCTTTGCCGCAACCACGGTGGAGTCATCGGCACTCGCCTTCCCTAACGCGATCCCTGCCAACCCAATGATGGCTGGGCGCTTGATGAAGTTGAGCACCGACACCAACTTCCCAGACAAGACCGGCACTGGCGCAACGGACTTCTCGTCGATCTACAACTTCAATCTGTCAATCACGACAGGTGTGGGAATGATCACGGCGCTTGACGGCAGCCTGACGGCCGCCACCGCCGCGCTGACTGGCGTTCTCGATGCAACGCTCACCTTCACGGTGGCGAGCAACGCAGCAGCCACGACGAGTTTCCCAATCACCGACATCGCCACGCAGAAGTATCTGCGCCTGTACGGCACGACTGCCGATAACTTCGGCGTGTGGATTCTCGGCTCATGGGAGATCGAGAACATCGTTCCGCTCTCAGCGGATAACGAGGGCGTGGTGGTCAATGAGGTCACCTGCCGATTGGCGTTCGATGTGACCTCAGGCAAGTCGCTTGAGATCGTGGTGGATTCGCCGCTGGCAACAGCGCCGTAAAGAGCAGCGCCTAAGGCGCTAGTAGGAGGGTCAATATGGACACCGTAAAGATTGCCCTGGAGGGTGAGTTCGCTGGATGGACAGCCGAGCTGCGAAAGCAAGTATCGGCGCGCATCCTGCTTGACTTGGAGTCAGGCGACTCTAATCGATCACTGGGCGCGTTCTCTAAACTGGTAGTCACGCATAACTTCAAGGGGCTTGATGGCAAGCCTTGCGACGATGTGCTGGATGCACCGGTAGACGCGCTAACGCAGACGCTTGAAGCGTGGGGCAAGGCGAACCAGCCAAACCCCAGGTAAGGCTCGCTGCCAAGCGGATGGCGATTGGACAAACAATCTCGCCTCCGCCAGAGATCATCTTCCACCTGTTGGGCGAGAAGTTCGGAATGTGGCCAGATGAGGTGGCGAGCCTACCGTTAGATCAGGTATTGCTGCACTGGATGATTCACGCAGAGATCCAGCCGAAAGGGAAATGATGCGAGCCGGAGTAGTCGTAGAAGGTCAGTTCGATAGCAACTACGACCAACTACGGCTGGGGTTCCTCAAGGGTTCTAACCCTTCAGCGTTCAAGCGTCTTGCATCGTTCGCCACACTCAACGCCGCGCGCACACTTCAGAAGCCAATGCGCGACAAAGCACCCAAGGGTCAGACTGGCAAGCTACGAAAGAAGGTGCTGGCGCGCAAGGCTCGGTTCAACAATCCTGCTGCGGTGGTCGGAATCAAAGGTGGGCGCAACGGCGTGTTCTACGGCTGGCTGGTAGTCGGTGGAGTCGGCAATCGGCGCACAACTCCTAACGGCACCTTCGCTGTGAAGGGCGTGCAGAAGCGACCATTTGTTGATGAAGTGGTAAAGCAGCGCTCAAACATCGACCGAGCAGTAGAGTCATACAGTAAGACGGTCGCCGCATTCTTTAACGATGAGGCCTTCCGCAACACCATCCTGAAGTTCAAGAGAGGTAACCAACGCTGATGGCTGGAAACCAGACCGCCAACTTTGTCGTCAAGGCTAAGGATCAGGCAAGTGGCCCACTTGGCAAGATCGGCACTTCAATGGGCAAACTCCGCCGGACTGGTATCACCGCCTTCAAGGGCGTAGCTGCTGCCTCACTTGCCGCCGCCACGGCTCTTGCCGCATTCGCAGCCGACGCAATCAAGTCAGCGATGGATGACGAGCGACAGACAATCCTACTCAACGCCGCACTACGCCAGCGTGGGTTTGACACGCAGAAACTCAACAAGGCAATCCGCGAGCAGATCACCGCAATGGGCGCGCTCGGCATCGCAGATGATCAAGTACGCGCAGGGCTAGAGATCGGCTCGCGTTTCTTTAAGGATCAGGAGACGCTGCTCAAGGCAAACAGCATTGCGGCTGACATCGCCGCCGTTACCGGCACCGACCTAGCAGAAGTAATGATGACCATCGGCAAGGGCGCGCAGGGGCAGACACGCGGACTGAGGGCGCTCGGCATTGAAGTCAAGAAGGGCGCAACGATCCAGGACATCCTCAATGCTGCGTCTGAGAAGTACAGCGGCATTGCTGCTGAGATCGCCAACTCGACGAGCGGCAAACTGGCGACAGGACAAGTGCGATTCAATGAGGCGATGGAGAACCTTGGCTACAAGTTGCTGCCAGAAGTCAACAAGGTGCTTGACTGGTTGACTACAACAGGGCTGCCAGCCTTTGAGCAGTTCATTGCAAATGTTGCGCCGGTATATAAAAAGTTTATTGACGAAGCAATCACGCCACTTTTGGATTCTCTTGGAAAACTCGGAAAAGTTATGGGTACGGATATGGGTACCTATGCGGCAGCATTAGAGATTTCACTAATGCCACTAAAACTGCTCCTTGATGCTATTCGCATTACGATTGATGCCATCGTCGCCGGAATGAACTTCCTTGGCATTGGCGATCAGTCAACATTTACGGCATCGGCACTGGCAGGAACAGCAGGTGCAAGCGTCGGAACATCATACGGCGCACCTGGATCAACCGTATATCTGACCAGCAATGTCTCAATCGGCACACAGAAGGTCGACACAGTAGTGAGCAACTCACTCGGAAGGATTACGACACAAGGGCGCAACTACTAGTGGCCGCACCGTTCACGCTGATCGTCGCAGGAGTCACAGGCGCAGGAGCCGGTGGCGACCTGCTGACCTTCCCAGCTCCAGCCTCCACGACCACGCCGTATGTGGATCTTGGCAGCCTGACCCTTACCCTCTCTGGCGATGGCGGCGGTGGGTCAATGTCCTTTGATGTGATTGAGACCAAGACTCCTAGCGGCACTACGCCGTGGTGGCGCTCAGGCGGCGTACATGACAATGCGCGCGTGCAGTTCTTTGACAGCCGCTACAGCGCGTCTACGCCACTCTTCCTTGGCTTTATCACTGGAATTGACGCAAGCCTGCTAGAGAACGGTATCGGAACGCGAGCCACCGTCAGCGTCTCAGATGCTGACGGCTGGCTACAAAAGACCATTATCCGCAACGGTAGGACAGGCATCCGCGCCACCTCATTCGTGGACTCGTTCACCCTTGGCACAAGCACAAGCACTGACCGCGACATCATCAACGGCTTGCTTACTCGCGTGAACACCCAGGTCAACGACTCGACCACACGCGAGATCCTCAACACCGCCGTCATCAGCGGAGCTACGCGCGCCATCTACACAGGCACCGCGCAGACCATTGGCAAGCAGACCTTCAAGGCGACCACGCTCCAGAGCGCACTCGATCAGGTCGCAGAGGAGGCAGGCGGCATTGCTGACATCCAGTACCGCTACTGGATTGATGGCGCTGGCCGCCTCAACTACGGACCTAAGGAGGTTGCTCCGACCTTCGCCAATGCACCGGCAGAGATCGTGACCGACCCTGCAAGCGTCCAGACTGGTAGTGCCGCAGCCGTGACGCGCATTCTTGCGCGCGATCTTTCGGTCAATCTTGACCATGATGGAATTGTCAAGGGGATCTTTGTCCAGGCAGACTCGACCTATGCGCGCTACGACAGCAACCAGACCTTCCCAACTGCTCCAACCAACGACCCATACTTCCGCACCTACACAGGAACCTTCAGCCGCAACGGCGCTGGGCTTGCAAGCCGCAACGGTCCTCTGCCGCACGAAGTCTTTAGCGCGCCAAAGATTGTCAAGAAGGCAGACCGTGGAGCGCAGATCGGCGCTCTCGCTCGCGCCACAATGGTCACGCGCGGCAAGCCAGTACGAACGGTCTCGTTCACGGTCGCCGGTGCCAACCTCAGCCAGACTTCTTCGCCTGACTGGTCCTATGGCTACAGCCAGGGCTACGCGCTGACCGCAGCTGCGACCTACACGCTCGTGAAGGCGTGGCTGCCAGGGCAGTATGTGAAGGTCAATGCACCGAGCCTCAACTGCTCCAACGAGATCCTCTACATCCCTAGCGTCACAATGCGCTTCGCTGAAGGTGGCGGCACCTACCAAGTCCAATATGAGATTCAGGCGGACTTCCGTAGGCAGTATCTCAGGGGCCTTCGCGGCCTGATCGGAGGAGAGTAATCGTGGGTAAGTACGGCACGAACCTAGAAGGCTTCGGCGCGTTTGAGGGTGGAGTCAACGCAGACAAGGGCGCACCGCTCGTCAGCACATCGAGCGACGGCGAGACCGCGCTGCTCTTTGGTCCTGCTGCGCTCCGCGAGATTCAGGCCGGAGTGGCGAACGGCGACTTCGCCATTCCGCCGGATGCCGCTGGCGACACGATCACAGAAGAGAACCCTCTGCCGTACTGGACTTTCACGGATGTCAACAGTGCAGGCGCGATCACTTGCGCCGTCGTCGCCGACGCTTCCGCTGGCTCTGGCAATGTGCTTCGCTGGACGATCAACAACGGCACGCTGACTGGCAAGAGCGCGCAGATCAGCCGATACATCCCAATCGCAACGAGCCGAGATCGCGCTCTTACCATCGTGCCAGATGCCTACATTTCTGAGGCACTTGGAACAAATGCACGATTTAGGCTCACCTACTCGTATGTCAAGCAGGACTTGACCACGACTGGCACTGGCGCAACTGGTACTAGGACGACAGTCGGATCGCTTGTTCCAGCTTCAGGAACTACTCAAACTGCGCCGTCTGACGCTGCCTATGTCTACCTAGTTATCACAGCAGAAACTACTGGCACGACAGCAGCGCTTACTGGCGATCTTGCAGAAGTAAAACTCCGCTCGTTCTTCTCAGCATTGTTTATCACCGACAATAGCGATTCCGCAACCTATCAGGCCGCTGTCTTTGAGCAGGGTGGCGGCGACCTGATCATCGGTGCAAATGGTGGAACTGGGAATACTGGAATCGCTGGCACCTTTAGCGTGAGCGGTGATGCTAGGCTTGATGGCGCTAACTCCAACTGGCTCGCGCGCATCACAAACACAGCAACGCAGTCGCTAACCAACAACACCTCAACCAAACTGCTATTCAATACAGCCAGCGCTACTCCAGATATCGGCTCCTACGATCCCAATGGCTGGTTTGATAACGCCAACGACAACATTACAATCGGTCAGGCTGGCTTCTACTGCGTCACTGCCAATGTGGCCTTTGCAACAAACGCCACCGGTCGCCGTGAGGTGACCATCTTGGTAAACGGCTCAAACGCTGGCAGCGTCAATGTTTCTGCCGCATCTGCCAGTACGACCAACCTTTCGGTAAGCACCAACTTGTATCTCGCTGTTGGCGACCTAGTGACGGTCAACGCATTGCAAACTTCTGGCGGCGCACTCAATACCGCCAATGTGGCAGGAGTATTCCCAGCATTGAGCGTTGGAAGGATCGGTGCGTAATGGACCCTGAACTTGCTGCCTTGGATCAAGCGATGGCCACCTCTGCGGTCAAGGGCTGGCAGGTCATCCTGCTTGACCAGATTGACGGCGTGTGGACTGCCCAGGCATCGGACAAGATGAACGGCGAGCCACTTGCCACCGGCACAGGCGCAACTCGAACTGCCGCGCTGCTGGCGCTGACTGCCGCGCTGGAGTCACGATGACCCCACGCCAGATTGACCAACTGATCGAGCGGCTGGACTCTCACTCTGCCAAGTTGGATCAGGTGCGCTCAGATGTGGACAAACTCAAAGGAGGACTAGTGGCTATCGGTGCGCTGTTGTTCAGCGTACTCGTGCCGCTACTCGCATCGCTGCTCGCTAAGTGAGGCGGCTTGCGTTCCCACTGCTGGGCATCATCCTGACCTGCTCTATGGTCGCGCCGATTCTGGCGATGCCTGTCTGGACATTCACCACCACCGGCGGAGGCTCGGTCACAGAGTTAGATGGTGGCTTCACCCTGGCTGGACCCAATGAGGGAGGCGGCTCAAACACCGCCACCTACACGGCCGTGGCAGAGAGCGACTTCACCTACTCCGCGCTGTGGCACTACACCACCCAGGATGGTCCATTCTTTGACCGTCCGCTCTTCCTGCTCAATGGCGTAGAGACCGTACTCGTGCAGCCGAATGGCGGCAACAATGTGCAGGGCAGCATCCTCATCGAGCTGCAAACAGGCGATGTCTACGGCTGGGGCATCAATGCCACCGACTCCTGCTGCGGTGCTGGCTTCCTGACCGTTACCGATCCGCTCTATGTCGCGCCATCGCCAACGCCAAGCGTTCAGCCAAGTGAAGAGCCAAGCGTAGAACCGTCACCAGAGCCAAGCCCAGAGCCATCTGTTGAGCCAACGCCAGAACCAAGCCCATCAGAAAGTCCATCGCCAGAGCCTACTCCAACCCCAACAGAAAGTGAGTTGCCAAGTGTTGAACCAACCCCAGAACCGACACCGACTGCCACACCCCAGCCGTCGCCCACGGCCGAGCCGTCGCCAGTTCCTACTCCGACAGTCACCCCTACTCCTACTCCCACTCCTGTACCTACTCCTGAACCATCAGTAGAGCCAACACCAAGCGTGGAGCCGACACCTGAACCGACACCGTCACCAGATAACATTGGCGAGCAAACGGTTGCGGCAGTTGGTGAGGCTGTCGCTGCTGTCGCTGAGACCGTCACCAAGGCGATTGAAGCGATCACCACCCTAGGCAAGGATCTCTCACCTGCCGAGAAAGAGAAGGCTGCTCCGGTTGCTGTGGCAATCGTGATCAGCCAGGTGGCAAGTGCTGCTGTGGCTGCTGCATCTAGCGCAGCGGCTACGGCGAGAAAGGCAAGCAAGTGATCAAGCGCATCATTGTTGATCTCGTCGGCGGAGCCTGGACGATTCTAGGCTTGCTCTTCGCTGTGGTCGTTCTGCCAGAGGGCGACACGCAGTCCACGATGGCCGCACTCTTCGGCGGTCTTACGCTGATCTGGCTACTGACAGGACCACTTCGATGGAGGGGAGAATGAGCGCAGCAGATCACATCGAGCAGATCCACGAGCAGGGCTGGACGCGCATCAATACCGCGCCAGGTGAGTGGGTTGCGCTCGTGCTGAACCTTGATAACAGCGCCTTCGGCGGCACGCTCTGGAAGCAGGGCGAAGATGGCAACGACTACTCAGAGGGATGCACAGAGGGGTTCCCTGTCAGCGCCGCGCTGGACTTTGACGCAGCCGGTCGAGCAGTCGCCGTACTAATCAAGAAGGAGAACGCAGCGTGAAGTACAAGGTCAAGTCGCAGCTCTACTCGGACGCTGAGGCGCAACTAAAGGGCGCGAAGCAGATCCTAGATGACTGCACCTGGTCATCCTGTGCCGCCGCAGTCTCGTGGGCTTCTGGCTACACGGTGGACTACAGCGCCGCTGACGGTGTCGCAGCAATGAAGAAAGTCACAGGCCGCAAGGATGTGCAGGGCAAGTCTGATAACGGTGGCTCTCTCGCTGAGGCAGTCAAGGTCATCGCCCACCTAGGCGGCAAGGCTCGATATGCCAAGTCGTGGGAGGACGCAGTCGCAGCAGCCAAGGGTGGCGCGGCGCTACAGATCTGGGTTCAGCAGGCAGTGGGCTACCCAGAAGGCGTGAAGATCAGCGCGTGGCACGATCGCTGGCACAAGTGGTGGAGCAAGCAACAGCCAGAGAAGATCAAACTTGGCTACGGCCATATGACCAGCGCTGGCTATGACGATGTTGACGGCTGGCAGTGGGCGTGTCCGACGCGCGACGAGAAAGTTGCAGCAGAGCGCTACGGCGTGCTGGTCACAGAGGCGCAGCTGCGCCAGATCGCCAACAGCAAGTCGAAGGCGAAGAAGGCTGGCGTTGACTACAAGTGCATCCTGATCGTGACGCACCCAGGCAGGGTTGCCGCTCCAAAGCCGCAGGACAATCCCACGCCAGTTGCAACGCCAGTCGCCACTCCTGTGGTAGCGCCAGCACCTGCTCCTAAAGTCGCCGTACAGGCACCTAGGAGCCACCCAGAGCCACGAAAGGTGGCAAAGGGTACTAAGACACCTGACGCTGTACAGGCGCAGTTGGATCAGATCGGCAAGGCTGACTGGGGCGCTATCGCCGCAGACGGTCTCGCCGTCATCAATGCAGCAGCCGCTGCCACCAGAAAGGAAAAGGGTATGAACCGAATCTTTGCAGGTATCAAGTATGTCGCCGCGAACACGCAGATCGATGAGATCGCGCTGGACTTTGTCCGCACCTTCCTCACGGTCAGCATCTCGGTGGCGCTCGGTCTGGGCATCCCACTCTTGGACATCCAGGGTGGCGACTTCCGCACCATCGTCTCCGCCGGTCTCGCCTCAGGGCTGGGCATCGTGGTCAAGGCGCTTGACCGTGATAACGGCGCGTACGGCCTCAAGCGCAACTAACCGTGCCAGTCCGAGTCAAGCGCCCCTACGGCACTTGCTCGGTCTGTGAGCTACAGAGCAGGGTCTGGGAGGTCGAGTCTGAGCAGGTGCTCCTGTGTGGCATCTGCCTCAGGCTCCTGATCGCCTTTGCTCTAGAGGACTTGTCGCAGCCGTCCTAGACGGCTTCCCCTGGGTGGACCCTCCCCACCCAGGGGCTATCCATCCTGCATAAAAGATATTCACGCAACACGGTTGACAGCCGCGAACCGTTGACCCTATACTGACCTTGTCAGGAGGAAACCAGCCAGACGGTTGGACTGACATAGGAGGTCAAAATGAACAAGAAGATGACACTCACAAAGGCAGATCGCCAGTACATCGCAAACTGGTTCGCATTCCACAAGGATTGCGTCTCGATCAACTATGCCGCCTACACCATTACTCGTGAGATGGCAGCCCCTTGGATCAAGCGCTATGTCGCTGTTCCATTCTGGCTGACCGGCACGGAGGTGCGCTGATGCGTGCAGCAATCATTGACGGTATTGGGTACGCGATCTTCATCGCGTGCATCTACATCGTGTTGGTAGTAGGAGGGTCACTGTGAAAGTCAATCGTAAGAGCACGCCCAAGATGGTTGTGCGGCCGTACTTCACATCGGAGTACCAGCAGCTCGAACGCCGCGAGCGCAGCATTGAGCGCGCCAAGTTCACCATCGCATTGATGGTCGCCTGGGTTATCGCTGTTGTGATCTGGGAGGCAGTTCG